TGGGTGAAAGGCTATATAAGGTTCCACATGGAGATGATTTTGTCGATCCTCCTCGTCCAGTTGTATTCGACTGCGGGGATTATGCCGACAGAGTTGTTTCTAAGATGCCGTGCTTTGACTCTCCTATAAGTTCAGATGAATTCGTCTGCTTGTATACTGGGTCTAAAGCTAAACGTTACGCGGCGGCAGCTCAGAATGTGGCCTTGCGTGGTTTGTATCCTTCTGACTCAGAGATTAGTGTCTTTTTGAAAGATGAGAAGATCTGCTCTTGGTCTAAAGTTGATCCTGCGCCGAGGCTTATATCGCCCCGTACACCAGAGTATTGCCTAGAGTTGGGCAGGTTCATCAAGCCTATAGAGCATTTGCTGTATAAGGCTGTTGCCAGGGTTTGGAAAGAGGTTACCATCTTCAAAGGACTCAACTTCAATGACCGTGGGGAAGAGTTGAGAAAGAAGTGGGAGAAATATCAACACCCAGTTGCCATTGGCCTGGATGCGTCACGTTTTGATCAACATGTATCGGTGGAGGCACTCAATTGGGAGCATAGTATTTATTTGAGATGTTACCGTGGGAAAAACAAGTACCTAAAGTATCTGCTATCCAGGCAACTAACAAATAGAGGTACCGCATACATTGATGATCATAAGGTGGAGTATCAGGTAAACGGTGGCCGTATGAGTGGTGATATGAATACCGCACTTGGAAACTGTCTCATCATGACTGGACTTGTCTACCGTTATTTGCAGTTACGAGGACTAACAGCCTCCTTGGCAAACGATGGTGATGATTGTGTAGTCATTATGGAACGGAACAATCTGCCCATATTTTTGGAAGGGTTGCAGGAGTGGTTTCGAACACAAGGGTTTACCATGAAGGTTGAGAAGCCCGTGTTTGTTTTCGAAGAGATGGAATTTTGTCAATGTCATCCGGTGTGGAATGGTGAGCAATGGACAATGTGTCGAAACATACACAAAGCATTGTTTACAGATTCTGTGCACGTGGGTAAGACACTTGATGAAATTTTATCTATTCGATATAGCATTGGGGAGTGTGGCATTGCATGGTCTAGAGGTGTTCCTGTTTTTGGAAAGTTTTACCAACATATTTTGAAAACTGGTGTCCCTCACAGATCCGATACAGTGCAACACAAACTCATGCAACACTCAGGCACATATTGGAACTCCAAGGGGTGTCGTTCAGGCACCCACAGCATAACCTCTGAAGCACGGCTGTCATTTGAGCGTGCATTCCACATATCTCCCTCTGAACAACTAGCAATTGAGGAGTTGTACGCCACGTTGCCAGTTGGAGATATGCGATTCTCAGAATCACCCATTGTATATAACGCGTCCATCCCGTGTTGTGAGTATCCGTTGTTTATTAGTGATAGTTTGAATATACTTGTTTTTGGTTGTTAGAAATGGCAGTAGCACAGCGCAAGAAGAAGACCTCCAAGCAACCTAAGAATGTACAGGCCATGTCTGGGGGGTCCACAGCTCGTAAGAGCATGATGGCCCCACCCAAGATTCCCAGAGCACCTAAATCTTTTCCTTCTGCTCTTGTGCGTCAAGCCAGGGTAGAAGAAGAGAATTATGCGCGCACTTTGACGGACCCTTGCGCGGCTCCGCTGCAGCACGGTCCTTATCCTGGGTCTCGGGGGTACATTTCTAGGTTTACACAGTATTATCAGGTGTCAGTTGGCGCTGGTAATACTGCTGGTTATGTTGGGTTTGTACCATCCGGCGGTATCGCCACGTCTGGTTCTTATGCTAATGCTGCCGCACCTTTCACATTTGCTGCTTCTCCCACATACGTTCCTGGTACCACATTTCTTACCTATAATGCTAATGGAGTTCGGTGTCTAGGCGCATGTATACAATTATGGTCTGATGCCGCACCTCTTAACATTACCGGTAATATATTCCTTGGCACATGCTCTTGGGGCCAGGTTGGGTTTGTTGGTGCCTTGCAAAATTTTCTCAATCTTGCTGATTACCAAGGCAAGCTCACAGCGGATTGCTTTGAGCAAAAATGGTATCCTGGGGCAAGCGAT